GCTGCCATTTTCTGCTTCCATATTAGGGTGAGGGGGGCAACCGGCACCCCCCTCTGATGTAAGGGCGGAGTGACTTCCAAGCTTACATAGACGCTGTGCATCGGTGCTGAAGTATGATTTTCTCGCCCACATCATATATATCTATTTGTTTTTGTGCTTATTCACTATACCCTGTGCTTTAATTTGTGCATTTGTTCGTCCACTACCATATCTATCTGCTATTGGTGAATTGGGATGTGCTGCTGATATCCTCTGCATATTCTCTGTAAATCCAGCATCCACCTTTGGTCCAACACCCATCATATGATCACTACCGAGAGCAATTGGTTGAAAGACTCTCTCAACATTTGTATTGTTCTCCATATACTTATCATACTCTGACATTGACATGACTTCATCGTATTCTATTCCAGATTCTAAATTAATAAATGTGTATGTTGGCATTATCCTTCTCCCATATTAATGTTTGGCATATATCCAGCATAATAATTTCCAGATAATACAATTCTCCCATCAGATGTATCATTCGTATAGTGATATAGATTTGATGGAAAAATAACTAAATCTCCCTGCTTACACACAACTCTTGGCCTATTAATACCATGCGATGGTGATTCATCTGTCATAAAGCTTAAACTTGTGTCACTGTCTCCTGTCGAAAGATATGCTGCAATAGAATAAAAATTAGGTGCTTCTTCATGACAATGAGGATGAACAAAACTATTATTATCATAGAAGCTAATCCAAGCATTATACATTGCAACAACAAATTGCATACCATTTCTTTTCATTGAAGCTGGTTTGCGTTTATTGAAATGTGGATAATTTAATCTGGTGGAAATACAATGTTCAACCTTTGCTGAAACTCTCT